GTTTTATCAAATGTAAATGTTGTAGTTGTAGGAACTGCTTTTACATAATAAGTTCCATTGAATGTTGCGTCCACTCCTGTGATAACAGCAATGTCTCCTACGGAGAATCCGTGGGTTGCTGATGTAGTAAGTGTTGCTACGTTAGATGTAAGTGCCTTGTTAGAAACCGTCTTGGTAATTGTTGCAATTGGATTTGCAAATTCTCCAACAAATCCTAGGTCAAGTGCGTCTCCTTGGTTTTCATTTCCTGTAAAGATAAGAGGATCTGTAACTGCAAGGTTTGATGTTTCTACTGTAGTTCCAGCTCCGCCGAATGTAATTGTTCCATCAATGTTAACATCTCCTGAAATACCAACTCCGCCAACTACTGTTAACGCTCCAGTTGTAGGTGATGTAGAGGGTGTTGCAATTTCGATATGCACATTCTGATCTGGAGTAATCGACATTTGTTCGTTATCAGAAGCCAATCCTCCTGCAGCGAAAATAATTTTGTTTTGTGTTCCAGTATCTGAAGTTGCAAATACTAGGTTTCCTCTATCTGTTGTGCCAGCTTCTGCTCCGACCATAAATATATAGCCATCGCCTTTTCCAGTAACTGTGAAGTCTGGGTCGGCAAAGTTAGAAGATGTAATACCCATATCAATATAACCAGATCCATCATTACCATTATTTGAATAAAGAATGATATCTGTTGATGCATTGGCATTTGAAGATCTATTTGAAAATGCTATTTGTGCGTAGTCATCTTCGCTCACAGTAATTACTAAATTAGGATTTGTTAGTGCAGCAGTGGTTGCAAACGCTTCTGCTGTTGTGCCAAGATAAATATTGTCGTTAACCGTAATATTAGATACACCATCTGGTGCAACTACTGAACCTAGCGCTTGTAGCGCTTTGGCTACATATACTAGATCTTGAGCGGAATAGGCAGATGCTGCGAGAGAGGATGATATTTCGCTCTTGATCGCATCGATCTGTGTTGATAAACTTGAATAATTTGGCATTTTTGTCTCCTAATGTATTATAGCATTCTGTAAGTTTTAATCAAATATCCCTAGGCCTAGCTCAATTGAGATAAGGCGGGTATTTAGGGAATTTGTTGTAGTAAGTGTGGCTAATTGTGCTGTATCTGCAATTCCATGGACACCTGTAGTATCAATAATGTGATCATCTATTGAAGCCGACGAATCATATATACCGTTGAGAGAGAATGATAGGCTTGAGCTATTTCCTCTTACCCATACTGCATCCCCGTCCGAAATTGCAAATCTGTGAGTTTCAATCGAGTTCCCTGCAGGAACTACGACATCGTAAACAATATAGCCATATTGAGATGCGAGGGTGGCACCAGAAGGCACTACCCAAACTCTAGCTGTCTTATCGACAGAATCTTTATTTGTAACAATTACTGAGCAAAGGTATGTGGCGGATGCAGCAGTGAATACAGAAGTGTCTGTATTAAGTGTTGGATTAGATATACCTAAACGTCTGACTGCCATATTATGCCCCTAGGAACCAGGAATTTGTTAGGCTTCCGCCTGTTCCTGATCCTCCCCCGCCTGAACCTTCAAGAACTACTCTATTATTTGTATCATCATATGTTGCTGTAACATTTGTGTGAAATGCGTGAGCAAAAAGTGGCGCTATAAAATCTTGTACCTGCTCTTGTGTGAGCGGGATTCCAGTAAGAGCTAATCTTCCAGTATTGTCATCATATGCAACCGTTATATTACTATGTGTTGCAGATGTAAACATAAGAGCTGCTACATCTTGAATTTTTTCATCTAGATTTAATTGAGAAGCTGGAACAAATCCATCTGGTCCCAGAGTTGCCACTCCGTCTGCTTGAGCAAGATCTCCGACTGGAACATATCCAGTTGTTGGATTAGTAAGTGTATTATTTAAAGATGTGGTTGTAACAAGATTTGCTCCTGCGGCAAAGTTAAGCTTGCCTGTAGTGTCATTATATTCAACTGTTATATCTGTTTCAGTATTAGAGGATACCATTCCTCCGACAATATCTTGAATTGCTTCTGTATCTACTGAGGCGCCTTCTAGGGCTCTTATTCTATAATCAATAGAAGTTGTTACGGCAGAATTATTAGCACCTACTTTGGCTTGGAGGGCTTCGATTGCATCATTTGCGTTTGCGTGTTGGGCGGCATGAGGAACTGCCGCTACGGAATCAGTTCCTTGCGGATTGGTTAAAGCGTCCAAACTAGTTGGGAAATTTGTTGCCATTTACGTATACCTCTTCCCCTATTATACCCTAGTGTATATAAAAACTACTATATAAACTTGTGGTCTTTTAAAATATGTTGCTTAAAGATTTTATACTTTGTAGGCACCCAAAAGGATGGGGCGGTGTACCTGGTTCCGCTTTTTATTTCTCTAACCCCATGGACAAACATGTTGTTTGAAGGGAAAAACACAACTGTACCAGCTTTTGGTTTTAGGTCAATCCCTTGGTCTGGAAAGTAAATCTCTCCACCCTCATAATCGTCATTTAAGTATATAACTGATCCATAGTCTACTATGTATGCTTCATTTGGGTTACCATGTGGGTCCTCTCCATCTGCATGAAGTGGTTGATAATCGCCAACGCTCCAGGCCCTAACTCCTGGGAAACTTTCCTCTAATGGTCTACCAAAATGCATCTCTATTTCATTTTGTAATCTATTGGTTGCATTTTTTAAAATATTAAATGCTTCTACTTTTTCATGAAGGTTCTTAGACACCTTATCTGGTATTCCTTCCAGACTATAAGATACCCATACAATACCATCATCGAGTGCGTCTAATACGACCTTACAATCTTCTTTTGAAATAAAATTTTCTATAATAACAACGTTTTTCTTGAGTCCTTTTTTAGACACTTTGCGTAGGCCTATTTTTTATAGTTTCATTATAACCATGAGTTCTACTGTTGTAGTCAAACATGGTGACAGCAGCATACTTAATTCCTTCTTCTACTGGCAATGCTGCGTGTGAGTATAAGAAGTTTGACGGGAATAAAACAATGTCTCCTTCTTTTGGCTCATAAGTATAATTTAAATAAGGGAAGAAAAGTCCGCCTCCTTTATAGTCATCATTTAGATACATAACGGTAGAAACTGTACATACATAACTAAACCCATGATCAGAATGAACTTGGAAATGTTGGCCCTTTTCATACTTAACAAAGTTAACAGCTTCTTGGTATTCCATGTTGAGATTAAACATAGAACAGTAGTGCTTTAAACATACCTGCAGTCTTTCATCTATATCGTCATATATTTTTTTAAGGTCAGAGTTTGCCGCTTTTTGATTGACTTCAAAATCTTGTTTTCTGACTTTAAAATCTACACAGTCTCTATAGTCTTTCATGGTAACATAGTCCCCCACCTGGGCTTCGCTCCACTTAAACCAGCTGTCTTGATTTTCAGAAATTGTTTTATCTAGTCTATCGGTTAAGTTAAGATTTTTTGGCAGCGTGTTTCTATAAATAAAAACACCAATTGTTGGGTTATCTATTTGTATATCATTTATATTCATACATTTTCCTCTTTTGTTTTATTATTTTTTATAACTGTCCAAAAGTTTGGACATGTATATCTTACTCCATTTTTTACTTCTGTAACTCCATGTATATAATTTACATCGCCAGGGAAAAATATTGCTTGTCCTGATTTTGGTTTAATTGATATATTTTGTTTTTCAAAATATATTTCTCCGCCTTCATAACTATCGTTTATATACATAAGAGAAGCAATATCATTTTCTGGATATGGGTTGGGAGATCCGTCTACATTTTGTTTATCTGCGTGTGGCAACTGAGAGTCTCCTGGTCTCCATATGACAAAGCTAGGGACTCTTTCTGACAGAATTAAATCAAATCTTTCTTCAATGACTAGCTTTAGCTTATTGGTATAATTGCTTAAAATATGGGCAAGGCCGATATAATTTTTAGACAGTATGCTAAAGTTTGCAACCCTGTTGTCCCAATTATCCCCTGGTATACTTTCAAATTTATCTACTGACTTTGATAATTCTTGAATATAGGCAATATCTTTACTGCTAATAAAATTATCTATAATTACAATATTTTCTATGTCTGTTCCAAAATAGCCAGGGGGAATTATACTTTTTTTTATCATTACCATTTCCCAATCGGACATTTTGCATGCTCAAGTTTTGTTTTAGCCGCCATAAAACAACCACACTTTTTGCATGTTTTTGTTAAGCCAATCAATTCTGGACACTCTAGGCAAATGCTGTACCTTCTGTCCGCCTCTTGCTCAGAAGACCATTCTGAGTTTGGATTTAAAAGATCCCAAGGTCTAACCTCACCAAGGTTCTGCTTGTATCTTTGCCATGGGGTTAGGTTATCACTCATGGAATCCCTCTGGGGTAATTTCTACTGTATTTACAACAAAAGTCGGGTTACTTTGATAAGCTGCTATAACATTTTGCATAGAAGATATAGATACATCATGGCTTGCAGCGTAAATATTATTTACAACGAGGGCAAATCTTTGAAAGTCTCCTGCTATATTATTTGCTATAAAGCTTTCATTAAGTTCAGAGCTTATAAAACTTCCATTTTGATAAATCATACCCTCCACAGGGATAGTCTGACTATCCTTGTCAATTAAAACCAAAATAGGGTTTTCTTTGGCAGCGTTTACATATTTTTGCCAATACTCTCTTGAATTTTCTCTAACATAAATGTCTCCAACATAGTCTTCTCCAACTAATATTCTTACTTGAATAGCCATAATTTATCTCCTTTATAAAAGTATATCATATTGCTAGCAGCCTGAATAGGCCGTTCCACAGTTGTACCAACATCCATTAGCGCATATAAGTCTTGGAGAGCATGAGAATTGACCGCTAGGGCTATATCGATATTGATAAGCAGCGCATCCACTACAAAAGAAAGCGTCATCATCTTCACAGTCACTTACAGGGAATGGTGGTGGGAATGGTGGTGGAAATGGTGGTGGGAATGGTGGTGGAAATGGTGGTGGAAATGGTGGTGGAAATGGTGGTGGGAAAGACGGGGTAAAATCAGGCGGGAAGCTTGGTGGAGCTACATAACTATAATAGGTATAAGAAACAGAAGTTCCTGCATCTACCTGTGAACCTGATGCTGGTGATTGAGCTGAAACTGTTCCATTATTTCCAGAACTAGAACCTGTGGCTGTTGATGACTCCCCACTATAAACTAATCCTGCAGCAGTAATTGCTGCTTGTGCAGCAGATCGTGAAAGACCAGATAGATTTGGAACGGATATTGCAACATAAGATTTATAAACAAATGGAATAGTTGTTCCTAATATTTGAATAGATCCTGCAGAAATTGATTGAGAACTTATTTGATTATTTTCTGCGGATAAGTTAGTTGTTGTTGTGGATTCTGAATAATTAAATCCTGCTGCCTGAATTGCTGTTATTGATTGAGATCTTGTTAGCCCAGATAAATTAGGTACACTAGTTTTTCTTACGCCAGTTCTTTTAGATTTACCAGCTTTTCTACGCATTCTATGCGCTCAAATCGCCCAATACAACCCAAGAATTAAGTGCTCGTTTAATAAGTGTAGCGCTGCTCCACTGAGTACGTAATTTTAATCCAGGGGTAGCATTAGGAGTAAATGAAGTTCCAGCTATAGTAACTTGTGAAGCACCTGTTTGTAATACATCTACAAAGAATCCTACTGGAAAAGAAGCAGAATCTGTTATTGTTAAAGTTCCTCCTCCAGACATTTCAATAAGTCTTCCTGAGTCTATTGTAGCAATTGTATAGTTTGAAGCCTGAGCATTTGTTGTTAAAGTGTTATCTGATTGCACAGAAATTGATCCTGCCATTGATGAGTGATATTGACAAGCATAATAAAGATTGTCTGGTGCATTTTGAGGAAGCTCTACTAGGATATGACCTGCTTGTGCTCCGCCATTTGTTATTCCAGTTGAATATACGTTGCCTGAGCTATAAGCACCAGAGACTGTTTGAATCCAGAATGGGTGTCCTGTTGCATTAACATGAATCCGATACTTTTTACCTTTTTCAAATGTGATGAGACCATTAGATACTCCGTTTACCAAATAAGCTCCAGAACCAGAGTTAGTAATATAATAGTCTACTGAAGGATCTGATAAATTTAATTTTAAATCTAATGCTGTTTGTGTTGCAGTTGATACTGGCTTATTTGCATCTGATGTATTATCAACATTTCCTAGTCCTACGTGGGTTGATGTTACACCTGCAACTGTTCCAGTAAATGTTGGGGAAGCAAGAGGCGCAAACCCTGAAATAGAAGCCCCTGAAGGAATAGTAACTGTACCAGTAAATGTAGGCGATGCTATTGGTGCTTTATTTCCAAGTGCTGTTGTAATTGTAGCTGCATAGTTGGTATCATCGCCAAGAGCTGCTGCAAGTTCATCAAGGGTATTTAGTGCTGCTGGAGCACCAGTTGTTAAAATATTAAGCTCTTGTTGTACAAAGCTTGTTGTTGCAACTTGTGTTGTATTAGTTCCAGTTACTGCTAATGGTGCACTTGGAGTTCCAGTAAATGTAGGAGATGCTAATCTTGCAATTGCGGTTGGAATTTCGGAATCTGGAACTTTGCCAGTTGAATCTAGTGATGCTACGCCATCT